GCACCGACGCCGAGCCTCGGCCAGCGGATGGCGCAGGAGCCGCGCTACACCGTCGGGACCGAGCCGGAGAAGCCCACCGTGACCGGCCCAGAAGCATTTGCCGCGGCGGTGATGGCGGCGGATCGCAAGCGACGGGGTGAAAAAGCCTAGCCGCGGCAAGTCCCACGCATCGAGCGACCATTTTCCGAAAGGTAAATCGCGATGACCTTCACCGTTAACAACGTGCTCGACAACCCGTTTCAGCCGGGTGCTCTCGGCTATGCCTACACGCCGGATCAGCTCATCGCCGGGCCGATGCAGCGTGTCACCCAGAACGTCATGGTGATGGCGGGGGTGCTGGCACGGGGCACCGTGATCGGGCGGCAAACCAACTTTTCCTTCGTCGCCACGCACGGCACCAACACCGGCAACGGCACCGTCGGCACGATCACGCCAGGGGCCAACACGCTGACCGGCGGCTATGCCCTGGTCGCCACCAGCGCGACGGTTTTCACGGTGACCGATCCGGAAGGCAACGCGCTGCCCAATGCCACGGTCGGCTCCGCCTACACCAACGCTGCTCTGAACTTCACGATCACTGCCGGCGGCACCGCGTTCGTGGCCGGCGACAGCTTCACCTTCACCTCGTACCAGACCACGGGCAACTGCATTGTCTGCGTCAAGAACGCCGGGGATGGCAGTCAGACCCCGATCGGTATCCTCGCTGACGCGGTGGACGCGAGCGCCGGTCCGGCCTTCGTCGGCGCCTATCTCACCGGCGAGTTCAACATCAACGCGGTCATCATGGATGCCTCGTGGACCGGCTACGACATGATGGCAGCGTTGCAGCCTCGGAACATCCATCTGAAGTCCGCGGTTATCGCCGCCGATCCGGTCAATCCCTGATAGCCGCTCCTGCGGCCCCCTTTTCTGCCGTTTCTCCCCCTGATGGGGTTCGCAAAGGAGTTCTCTAAATGGCGCTCGTCCCTAACGTTGCATACGATACCACTGGCCTGATCGCGGTCGTCCGGAACCTCAAGCGTCCGGTCACCTTTCTGCTTGATCGGTTCTTCCCGAACGAGGTCAACAGCACCACGGAGTTCGTGGCGATCGACGTGGATATCGGCAAGCGGCGGATGTCGCCGTTCGTCTCCCCGCTGGTCGAGGGGCGGTTGGTCGAGCAACGGCGGGTGCAGACCAACGTGTTCAAGCCGGCCTACCTCAAGGACAAGCGGGCGCCCGATCTGCGCAAGCCGATCAAACGCATGATCGGTGAGCGCATCGGCGGCGAGTTCACCGGCCAGGAACGCGAAATGGCCAATCTCGCGGCCGAGATGACCGATCAGATTGACCTGATCACGCGCCGTCTGGAGTGGATGGCGGCTTCGGCGCTGGTCAGCGGCACCATCACCGTGACCGGCGACGGCTTCCCGACCCAGGTCATCGACTTCGGCCGTGATTCGGCCCTGACGCTGTCGTTGGCCGGAACCGCGCAGTGGACCGTCCCGAACGTGGTGACCTCCGGCGGCGGCCCGGGGACCGCGACACCGGTCAACAACCTCGAGACCTGGCAGCATAATATCCTGCGCAAGTCCGGCGCGCGGGCGACTGATATCGTGTTCACCACGACCGCGTGGACCGGCTTCATGGCCGATCCGCTGCTCAAGGGCGCGATCTACTATCCCAAGCTCGGCGATGTCGGCAACCTGATCGACATCGGATCGCAGATCGCCGCCGGCGCGGTCTACAAGGGCCGCTGGGGACAATACGACCTGTGGCTCTACAACGAATGGGCCGAGGACGAGAACAATTACGAGCGGGCGCTGATCCCGGACGGGATGATTATCCTGAGCGGTCCGGAGATGGGGGGCACCCGCGCCTTCGCGCAGATCATGGACCCGCAGTTCAACTATGAAAGCCTGTCGTTCGCGCCGAAGACCTGGCTGCAGGAAGACCCCGCGCAACGCTTCCTGATGATGCAGTCGGCGCCGATCGTCATCCCCTCGCGGGTCAACGCCGCGATGGCGATCCAGGTCTGTCCGGCCGTGCTGACCTAAAGGGCGGCCGGTGGCTGTGGCGGTTGATGTGTCGCTGGATATCGAGCGGGACGTCATCACGCTGTACGGGGTGAACTACTCCCTGCAGCTGTTTCACAGCCTGGCGTTCCTGCCGATCGGCACCGTGGTCGAGATCGTCGCCCGCAAGGACGGCACGCTGACGCTGAAAGAGCCGCCAGCGCCGTCGCACGTTTCGCAAAAGGAGGAATGAACTATGGCGAAAAGTCCCGACGACAGTTCCACATCCTCGCCTACCAAGGCGGAGACCGCGGCGGCGAAAAATGCGCCGAACGAAGATGTGGAACCGGCGACGCCCTCACGCACCCGGCGCGTCGTGGTGGCAGCCGGGCGCAGCGTGATGCACCAGGTCCAGGTCGGCACCAAGCTCGTGGACGGCAGGGAGGTGCCCGACATGGTGAATCGGGTCGCCGGGCCGGGCGAGAGCATCGAGGTCTCCCACCAGGACGCCCTTCACCTCGGCACCCATGGCTACCTGCACCAGGCGGTGACGCCGCCGCCCACCCGGGCCGCGTCGGAAGAGCCGCGGACCACCATCAACGGCGACGATGGTAGCGTCATCCGGCCTGGCTGATGGCGATTGACTGGAATCGGGTAATCGGCCCCTGCCTCGCCGTGTTCGGCGAGGCGGTGATCTATTACGCCAGCAATGCCACCTTTCCCATTAGTGGGGTATTCGACGAGGCGTATATCGAGCTGACCCCGTTGGGCGCCGGCGAGATGGAGGAACGCTTCGACATTTCGCTCGGTTCGCCGGGTCCGATCAACACCGAGATGCCGGCGCTCGGCGTGCAACTCTCGCAGTTCCCGACGGGTTCGCCGCCGACGCAAGCCGATACCCTGCTGATTCGTGGGGCGATCTATGTCGTCAAGGACGTCCGGACGGACGGCCACGGCGGCGCCAAGCTGATGCTGAACCTGGTCCAGCCGGCGTGCTGATCGACGGGCTTTCGCGCCAGCAACTGCACCAACTGGCGCTCAATGCGCTGACCGATCCGCCGACGCTGGCCGGGGCGCGCGTGTTCGAGTTCGGCGACTGGCCGACGCGACCCGAGTCGTTCCCGATGTTGCTGGTCTCGGCGCAAAAAGAACGCAAGGTGGCGATCTTTCCCGGCACGCTGCAGTTCAACACCACCATTACCCTGGTCGTGGTCGGCCGGTTGGTCGGCACCACGCCCGGGCCGATCGGCGAAAGCCTCGAAACCCTGTCCGAGCAGATCCTTAACGGCATTTTGCTCAACTCGCTGATCCAGCATTCGGTGCAGGAGTTCCGGGTGATCGAGACCGACAACACGGTGCGCTCCGACGGCAAGATGCACGTTGGCGAAGCCAGCGCTGTGTTCGAGGTCGCGGTCTATCAGGAATACGGACCGATCGGCGATCCGCTGACCTCGATCGAGGCGACGACGACCATCGTTGGCGGCTCCGGCACGGTTGAGCCGACCTTCGAGTTCGAGATTTTGCCCGGCCCCACAATCATCACGAGGTAGCCGCGATGTTCGTCAAGCCACGAAACGGCCTTCGGGTGCTGCGGCCCGACAGCAGGCGACCGCTGCCCGCGGAAGGGGCTGAGGTCGCGGACGACTTCTATTGGAACCGACGCATCGCGCATGGCGACGTCGAGGTTGCCGAGCCCCCCGAGGCGGAGCCTGAGCCGCCCGCCGAGGAAAAGCCGGCCGCCGAGCACGAGGAGTAAGCGATGTCCGGTTCGATCAGCTTCAAATACTTCCCGGCGCCGACGTGGCGGGTGCCGGGCTTTTATGGCGAGTTCGATGCCAGTCAGGCGAACACCGCTATCCCGGTGCAGCGCGCGTTGCTCGTCGGCCAGATGCTGTCGAGCGGAACCGCGACCGCGAACGTTCCGATTTTGGCCTATTCGCTCGGCCAGGTGCAGCAGGCCTGTGGCACCAACTCGATGCTGTCGCTGATGTATCAGGCCTATCGGGCGCAGGATGCGTTCGGCGAGTGCTGGATCCTGCCCGTGGCCGATAACGGCTCCGGCACGGCCGCCACCGGCACCGTTACCGTCACCGGCCCGGCCACCGGCCAGGGCGTGCTGTCGCTGTATATCGCCGGCATCCTAGTGCCGGTGGCGGTCAACAGCGGCGACAGCGCAACCGTCATTGCCGCCAATATCGCCGCCGAGATGGCCCAGGTCGATAACCTGCCCTGCACCGGGTCGGCGGCCTCCGCGGTGGTGACCTTGACCGCGCTGCACAAGGGCGCGGCGCAGAACGACATCGATCTGCGTGTCAACTATCGGGCTATCCGCGGCGGCGAGGCGCTGCCTCCGGGGGTCGGCGTCACCCTGCCAAACCTGGTGACCGGATCGACCGCCGGCACGCTTGCGGGTGGCGCCACCAATCCGACGCTGACCACCGCGCTCGCCAACCTCGGGGTGCGGACCTTCGACTTCATCGCCATGCCCTACACCGATACCACCAGCATGGCGGCGATCGCGGCGCTCCTGTCCGATCAGTCTGGCCGCTGGAGCGCGATCGAGGGGCTGTATGGCCACGCGTTCTACGCCTATCGCGGCACTGTCGCGGCGCGCAACACCTTCGGTCAGGGGCTGAACAACCAGCACCAGACGGTGATCGGCTACTTCGACAGCCCAACGCCGGCGTGGCTGGAATGCGCCGACTGGGCCGGCGGGCATGCGGTGACCTTGCGCGCCAATCCCGCCGTCGGCGTGGTCGGCCAGCCGCTCAACCTGCTGGCCCCGCCGATCGCCAACCAGGACACCCCGGCCGAGATGAACGTCATGCTGGACGACGGCATGAGCACGTTCACCGTGGACGCCGCCAGCCAGTGCCGCATCGGCCGCTCGATTACCACCTATCAGACCAATGCCTCGGGTGCGCCTGACGACAGCTACCTGAACACCAATCTGCTGTTCCAGGCGATGTTCGTGGTGCGCTACATCGCCGCCCAGGTGATGACGCAGTATCAGAACAAAATCCTGGTGGACGATGGCGCGGTCATTGCCGCCGGATCACCGGCGACCACGCCGACGCTGATCTTTCAGGCGGTGTGCGGCATGTATGCCTACCTGTCGTCACAGTTCGTGGTGCAGAACCCCGCCACGTTCGCCCAGAACGGCTACGCGCAGAAGGGCACCAAGGGTCAGGTCCTGCTGTTCCTGCCGATCGACTTCAGCGACCAGGTGATCCAGGTCGCGGCGCTGATCGCGTTCCGGCAAACGACGTAGTTAGGGAAACCCCACCATGAGCGGCACCCTGTCCCCAACCACGCCGGTCAACCGGCGACTGGCCGGTATCACCGTCGCCTCGGTGAACGGCGTGGTCTACAACGTCACCGAGTTCTCGTGGTCTCCCGGCATCTACAAGCGCGAGACCCTGATCTCGATGTCGGGTGTCGATGGCTACAGCGAGATGCCGAAAGCGCCCTACGTCGCCGGCAAGTTCCGCGATGCCAAGACCGCCAGCGTCACCTCGTTCAACCTGATGACCGACGCAACCGTGGTGTTCCAACTCGCCAACGGCAAGCAGATCGTCGGCCACGGTCTGTGGAACACCGGCGAGACCGACGTCGCCGGCGTGGATGCGACCTTCGACTTCAAGTTCGAGGGTCCGTTCGGGTCGGTTCAGGAGCAGGGTATCGGCTGATGGCAGAGTGGAAGCCGCCGCCTGAACCGGTGACCTGGACCATCAAGCCGGTCAACGTCGGGACGACAACCTATAGCTCGGTGACGCTGCGGGCGCCGACCCCGGCCGACATTCTCAAGGCGACGGCGAACGCGCGCGAGAACAGCCTGACCCATGCGCTGCGGCTGATTTCGGCGATCAGCGAGGAGCAAGTGCCGTTCGAGGCGCTGCTGAACGTGCCGACCTGGCAGATCGAGCAGATGAGCGGCTACTTCGAGTCGTTCTCGGGGGCACCGTTGCCCGACCCTTTGCGGGCGGCGCGCGACGAGCTGTCGGAGGATACCGGGTTCCGCGCTGCCTGACGGTCGGCATTGTCGCGTTGGGCGAGCTGGCGGCGTCCGACGAGCTGCTGGTGGCGGCGGCGGCGGTGTCGCGGTTCTACAACGAGGCGGTGAGTTGGGGCCTCGGTCTGTCGCTGCCTGATCTGGTCCGCTGGCGCCGGCTGATGCCCGCCGTTCGGGCGTTCGATCCGCTTGCCAGCGCGGTGTGGATCCGCAAGCCGCCGGAAGGAGACTAAATGTCCGGCACGACGGTCAGCGGCATCCGCGTTCCGATCATAGCGGTCGACAATACGGCCGTCACCATCAACCGGGTCAAACGCAGCCTTGCCGACCTGACCGCGTCGGCGAGCCGGACATCCAGCCGGGTGTCACGCGTGACCGACCCGTTTGCCTTCAACCGCCTGTCGCAGAGCATGCTGACCCTCGGCGGCAGTACGCTCGGCACCGCGCGGTCGATGGAGCGGCTGGTCCCGGCGCTGGGCGCGATCACCAGTGCGACCTCGATCGCCGGGCTTGGCCTGCTGGTGCAGCGATTTGCCGATCTCGGGCAGCAGGTTGCCAATATCGGGCAACGGCTGGGCACGCCGGTCGATCGGCTCACCGCGTTGCAGGGTGCGGCGAAGCTCGCCGGCGTGACCACCGCCGATATGACCGCTGGGCTGACCGCGCTGGATGAGCGGCTGCGGAGCGCGACGTTCCGCGGCGACGCGCTCTCGATCCAGACCTTCAACCGCCTGGGCGTCAGCTTCGGCCAGCTCGGACATCATGCCCGCACCGCCGAGGAGGCGTTCGGGGACGTCGCCGCCGGGATCAAGCGGGTCAACGACACGCAAGGCCGTGGCGCGGCGTTGCGGGCGGCGCAGATCCTCGGGCTGGAGGGTCTGTTCCCGCTGCTGCTGAAAGGCCGTGAGGGCGTCGCCGATCTGGTGGCGGAGGCCAAGCGGCTCAACATGATAATCACCCCGGAGATGGCGCAGCGCGCCGTCGAGTTGCACACCTCGTTTGGCCGCCTGGAGGGCGCCGTCGGCGGCTTTGCCAACGTCGTCTCCGATCGGCTTTCGCCGGTGCTGACACACCTGTTGAACCAGTTTGCCGCCCTCATTGCCGACAACACCAAATGGATCGGCGACGATATCGGCAACTACGTGGAGCGGTTCGCCGCGCGGCTGAAAAAGGTCGACTGGAGCCCGGTTAAGCGAGGTCTCGATGAGGTCTGGGCGAGCACCCAGAAAATCCGTGACTACGACTGGCTGGACAAGCGGCAAACCATCGCACACTTGAAAGAGGATTGGTGCGGCGTCCTCGCCGTGGTCAATTATTTGAAGAAGACTTATGACGAAATAGCAGCGCTCAAGGTGCCCGACTGGCTGGAGGCGATTTTCAACATCTCGCCGACCGAGTGGGGCAGCAGGGCAGGCAAATGGGTGAGAGAACATATCGGTGGGGACGAACCTCCGTCGGCTTTCACTTATGGACCCAGCGAATTCAAGCCTTTGTCGATGCCTTCGATGCCTTCGTGGTCGTGGGGAAGCCCCCTCCCCTGGGGCGGCACCCCGGGCGGCGGCGCATGGTTCCCTGGCTTGGCGCGGCATCTGCAGCCGGGCAGTTACGACTATGGCCCGCTGCCGTGGGCCGGGCGTTCGGCTGGTGCGGGGGCCCCCGGGTCCAGCGGCCTCCCTCCGGTGATCGAGCGTCAGGTGCGGCTCGATGCGCGGCTGGCCGGGGAAGATGAGGACCGCATGGTGGCGCTGTTCTGGGCCGAGCACGGCGGCTTCGCCAATGTCTCGCCGAAAGGAAACTTTGGTCCGGCGCAGCTCGGGTGGCGCACCGCCAGGGATATGGGGGTGGCCGAGAGTGTCAACGACCCGAGCTACGACTGGCGCCAGAACGTGCTGGCGGGGGTGCGCTATTTCCACCAGTTGCGCGCCAGTTTGGGCAGCTATGACGCGGCGGAGGCGGCTTACAATGCCGGACCGTCCGGGCGTGGCGTGAAGTGGCTGGCGACCACCGGTGACCGCTCGCTGCTGCCCGACGAGACCCAGAACTACCTCAAGGCGATCGATGGTCACGTGGCGGTAACGGTGGATATCAACGGGGCAGCCCCGGGCACCAAGGCCAACGCAATCTCGTCGGGCATCGCCAGCGCCAGCCAGCCGCGCGTGATGATGGCGATGCCGCTGCTGGGGTTTTAAGCCGTGTCCGGCATCCTCGGCACGTTCCAGTCGTTGCTGCAGCGCGCCTATTGGCGCGGCATCCCGTTCTATGTCGATGCCCAGCAAATCGACAAGGGCCGCAAGATCGCGGTGCACGACTATCCGTTCCGCGACGGCGGCTGGGTCGAGGACCTCGGTCGCAAGCAACGCATCTTCCGCTTCACCGGCCATCTGCTCGGTGACCTCGCGCCGGTGATGCAGATCGCGCTCGATGCGGCCTGCGAGCTGAAAGGGCCGGGTTTGCTGATTCACCCGACGCTCGGCGCCGTGAAGGTGGCGCTGATGTCGGCGACAAGCGCCACCCGCAAGGAGCAGATGCGGGTGATCTCGGTCGAGTTCGTGTTCATGGAGCAGGGCAGCAGCCTGTTCCCCAGCATCATTACCAACACCATCAACAAGGTGATCGGCGCGGTCTCCGACGCCCTGCTGTCGTTCGGCTCGGAAATCGCCATCGGGGTGGCGGTGCTGGCGGCGGCCTCCGGTGTGCTGAGCGCGGTCGAGGGCGGCCTGGTCAGCTCGTCGTTTTCCAGCGCCTGTGCCACCACCGCGAACGATCCCGCCGCGCTGGTCGGTTTGGCGACGGCGCTGCCGCCACCCGACGACGACACCTGGTATGGCCGCTATGCCAACGCCGGGGTGATGACCCTGCTTCCCGCCGGCACCACGGTCGCGTCGTTGCAGGCGCAAATCTGCACCCAGCGCGCCGAGGTGAGCAGCGCCGGTGCGGCTGTGGTGCAGGCGGCGAGCAGCTTCACCGCAACGACCGCGCCGCAGTTGGTCAGCGACCTCGGCGTGCTGGTCGAGGCGGTGCGCGTCACGATGAGCAATCCGGCCGATCAGATCCGGGCGCTGACCCCGTTGGCGACGTTTTCCTACAGCGACACCTATGGCGGCACCGGCCTGTCGGGCGATGTGGCGATCGTGCGCGATACCATCGCGGTCACCTGCCGGCGCTGTGTCCTGGGCAGCATCGCGCTGGCCTGTGCGTCCTATCAGCCGTTCTCCTACCAGGACGCGGTGCAGCTCCGTACCCGGGTGGCCGCGTTGTTCGATGTCGAGATCACCGCCGCGGGCGATGCCGGCGATGACGCCTCGTACAGCGCGCTGAAGACCCTGCGTGCCGCGGTGATCGAGGACTTGACCGCGCGGGCCGCGTCGCTGCCGATGGTGATCACGGTCACCTTGCCGTCCAATCTGCCGACGCTGACGGTGGCCTACCGGATTTATCAGGATGCCAGCCGAGCGGATCAGATCGCGGCCGAGACGGCGGTGATCCATCCGGCGTTCCTGCCCACCACGATCCAGGTGCTGGCGGCATGACTGCGACCCTGGCGACCGCAAGCCCGGCGCCGGCGGTGCCGGCAACCGACAGCGGCGGCGATGTCGCGATCTGGGTGCGACAGCAGAAGATCAGCGGCTGGCAGTCGGTCCAGATCACCCGCAGCATCGAGACCTGCCCCAACCATTTCTCGCTGTCGATGACCGAGGTGTATCCGACCGACCCGACGCGGATCCTGGTGCAACCGGGCGAGCCCTGTCAGATCTACATCGGCAACGATCTGGTGATCAACGGCTATGTCGACCGCGTGACGATCCACATCGGCCCCGCCGAGCACACGGTCGAGGTCAGCGGCCGGGGCCGCTGTCAGGACCTGGTGGATTGCTCGGCCGATCTGCTGAAACCCAACTCGAAGGTGCAAGGTGGCACGATCACCGCTACGGATGTGGTCGATCTGGCCAAGCAGCTATGCGACGACTTCGGCATCGACGTGATCTGCAACGCGACCGACCGCGGACCGCCGATCCGGAGCTTGACGGTGGGGTTGGGCGAGACCCCTTTCCAGGTCATCGAAAAGGTGGCGCGCTACGCCGGCTTCCTGATCTATGAGGATGAGCACGCCAACCTGATGCTCGACCGCGTCGGCACCCGGCCGATGGCGAGCGGCTTTGCCCAAGGCGTCAATGTCGAAGCCGCGGCGGTGACGTTCTCCACCGATCAGCGGTTTACCGACTACACCATCGTCTACAGCACGATCGACCAGGTGCAGGAGGGCGCCGATCAGAACGTGTGGAATCGCCGGGCGGACACCGTTGACGCCTCGCTGGCAAAACTCGGGCGGAAGCGGCCGTGGATTATCGCCAGCACACAGAACGATCTTAGGCCGGAATATGCCCAGCGCATGGTGAACTGGGAAGCAGTCCGACGTTACGGCCGCTCGCAGGCGGTGCAGTTGAGTTGCGACAGTTGGCGCGACAGCCAGCGCCGGCTATGGCAACCGAACTGGCTGGCGCCGCTCGATCTGCCGGCCCTGAAGCTGAAGAACCCATGGATCATCGCCACAGTGACGTTCCGCAAGGACGTCGCCGGCACCCATGCGGATCTGCTGCTGATGCCGCCGGCGGCGTTCGCGGTCCAGCCGAACCCGCTGACCCTGTTCGATCCGGAGCTTATCTACAGTACGCTGAACCCCGCGCCGCCGTCGCAAACCGGACCGGGCGGACTGCAAGGCCATGTTTGACGATATGCGGGTGGCGCAACTGGAGCGCCGGATCAGCGTGCTGGAACAGCATATCGAGCGCCTGAGCCGGGCGCTTCGGTTGCAGATGGCGCTGGGCCGCTCGAGCGCCCCCGCCGTTGACGGCGGCCCGGTGCAGACCATCCAGGGCAAGATCGATCCGCTCTCGGTCAAGGACGCCATGCCGGTGATGCTGAACTACGGCTTCTCGTCCTCGCTGCCGGTCGGCGGCGACCAGGCCATCGTGTTTCTCACCGGCGACCGCAGCCAGGCTTTGGTGGTGGCGACCAATCACCAGACCTATCGCTACGCCGGGCTCAATCCCGGCGAGACGGTGATTCACGATATGTGGGGCCATTCGCTGTTGCTGCACGCCGCCGGCGGGCTGTTCACCGGCGATCTCACGATCAACGGCAACATCGCCAGCACCGGCACCGTCAGCAACAATGGCGTCAACATCGGCAGCACGCACCACCATGGCGGGGTGCAAACCGGCGCTGGCAACACCGGAACACCGTTCTGATGGGCGACATCCGAATGGTGTTCAACGCGGCGACGTTCAGTTGTGATTTCGCCATGGCAGGACCCGGATTGGTGCTCGGCAACGAGCTCGAAAGTGCGGTGCTGATCTCGCTGTTCACCGACGCGCTGGCCGATCCCGAGGACCTGCTACCGCCCGGCCAGGCCATCGATCGGCGTGGCTGGTGGGCCGACAGCTACGAGAACGAGCAAATCGGCTCAAAGCTGTGGCAGGTATTCTGGCGGCAGACCACGCAGGACACGCTGAACTGGGCCCGCGACACCGCGCTCAAGGCGCTGCAGTGGATGCTGGACGATCAGGTGGCGTCGGACCTCTCGGTTGACGTGCAGTTTCTCGGCAAGGGCAGGATGGGCATCGACATCGTCATCACCGAGCCCAGCGGCCAGCGCTCGCCGTTCTCCTATGCCTGGCAGCAGGAAGGCTAGAGGGGGACGCCATCCCGTTTTCACGGCCCACCCTGACCACGCTGCGCACGCAGGCGATGCAGGATATCACTGCCTCGGATCTGCCGAACGCAGACGGGTTTCTGCGTCGATCGGCGTTGCGCGTGCTGGCCTGGGTGCAGGCTGGACTGGCCCATCTGCATTACGGCTACCTGGATTGGACCGCGTCCCAGGCGGTGCCGTTCACCGCCACCGCCGAATTTCTGGAGGCGTGGGCGGCCTTCGCCCCGACCCCGGTGCTGCGTCAGGCGCCGACCTTCGCCTCTGGACCGGCGCAGTGGAGCGGCGTGTCCGGCACCGTGCTGTCAGCCGGCACGCTCTGCCTCGCCTCCGACAACACGCAATACGTCGTGCTCGCCAATGCCACGGTTGCCAGCGGCACGGTGACCGCGACGGTGCGGGCGGTGATAGCGGGGTCCGCCGGCAACCAGGACAGTGGTGGCCCGCTGACGCTATCGCCGGTTGTCGCCGGCATCACCGCACTCGGCAGCGCCACCGGCCCGCTCACCGGCGGCACCGACCTGGAAACCGACACGGCGATGCGGACCCGGATGCTGGAGAGCTATGCGGCGCCGCCGCACGGTGGCAACCAGTCGGACTATGTCACCTGGGCGTTCGAGGTGGTCGGCGTCACCCGCGCCTGGGCCAACCCGAACGGGGCGGGTCTCGGCACCGTGGTCGTCTACTTCATGATGGACCTGGCGGAAGCCGCGCACGGTGGATTTCCGCAAGGCTCCAACGGTGTCGCGGCGGCCGAGACGCGCGCCACGGCGGCAACCGGCGACCAACTCGCGGTGGCCAATTTCATCTATCCGCTGCGTCCGGTCACCGCGTTGGTCTACGCCGTCGCCCCGATCGCACAGTCGCAGAACTTCACCATCACCGGCCTGAGCAGCGCCACCACCGCGCAAAAGACGCAAATCTCGAGCGCCCTGACCAACCTGTTGCTGGCGGTTGACACCCCGCTTGGCACCACCTCGATCCAGCAGAGCGACTGTGATGGCGCGATCAGCGCGATTGGCGGGCTGCCCTCGTTCGCGATCACGTCGCCCTCGTCTTGGCCGCTCACCTCGGCCGTCGGCTATCTGTTCACTTTGGGAACCGTGACTTACGCCTGATGCCGAACATTCCGCAGTTCGGCGATCAGGATTATCAGCAAGCCATGCAGGCGCTGCTGCCGCGCGGGCTCGCGTGGCGCGGCGATGCCGGTTCGGTCTTGTCCGCCGTGCTCCTGGCCCTGGCGCCAACCTACACCCGCAGCACGGCCGCCGCCGCGGCGTTGCTGGTGGACGCCTTCCCGGAAACCACGCTCAACCTGCTGCCGGAGTGGGAAAGCTCACTCGGGCTGCCCGACGCATGCACGCCGGCCAATCCGACGCTGCAGGCGCGGCAGGCGGCGGTGCGCGCCAAATGGGGCGAGCGCGGCGGCCAGAACCGTCAGTATTTCATCAGTTACGCCGCCACGCTGGGTTACCCGATCACGCTTACCGAGTTTGCCCCGTTCACCGTGGGCGAGCCGGTCGGGCGGCCGATCTATGGCGTGGCCTGGGCGTTCGCCTGGCAGGTCAACGCACCGACCTTCTCGGTGCAGCGCTTCCGGGTCGGCCACGACACCGCCGGCGAGCCGCTGGCGAGCTGGGGCAACACCGTCCTGCAGTGCGAGCTGCAGCGGCTGGCGCCGGCGCACACCACCGTTCTGTTCTCCTACTCCTGAAACTGAGGTCTGCATGGATCGTGTGATTTCCACGGCCTCGGTCGCGTTCGGCAGCGCCGATACCGCGCCGAGCTCCGGCACACCGCAGTATTTCACCAACGGCAACCCGACAACGTCGACCCCGGCCACGGTGCTGCCCGGCTACTTCCTGAACATGCTGCAGGACGAAATCCGCGCCGTCATCGTGGCGGCCGGGATCACTCCGGACGGCACCAACTGGAGCCAGTTGCTGCAGGCATTGTTCGCTCT